AAAATGCCGGAAGATTGATACACGCGAAGCCAGGCTTTGTTGACATTCTTGTAACGCCCTTGGCCCATTCCGTTGTCGATGCCCATGGCCAGCGGCAGGCTTTGCAAGTCAGACTGGTATGGCAGGCCAATGTGAATGATGCTCGAAGCCCGGTCAAGCGTGATTGCTCCACTGGTCACAACCTTTTGCGGTTGCACAGATCCATCAGCCAGGATCGAGACGGTCTTACCCTCAAGCCAGGTCAGGCCACTGATCGTATTGCGTGCAAACGAATACCGGGTCGTGGCTGTGTTTCTGAGTGCGGCTGGTAGTAACACATCAACTCGAGCCGTGGCGACCGTTGTGGAGGTCGTGGAGCGGATTGTGAGGCGATACTTGTTGCCAGCGGAGTCGGTCAAGACAATGGCGTCATTGATATCCCCAGTGCCTGGGTAAGTAAAGATGGCTGTCGATGCTGTGATTGTCAGGACATCTGCCGGACCCCAGGTCGTTCCGCCACTGACTGTAACGGTCGTTGCCGAGGTGTTGGTGCCATCATAGGTCGCGCCAGAGTCAACAAAGAATGCGCCTTCAATCGATTCAAAGTGACGGCTTGCCATGCGCTCGACATAGCGTTTGGTGACGCCGCCGATGGTGCGCTTAACGACGACATACAGTCGATCCTCATTGCCTTCGGCCACCACTGTGCATGACTCAAATGTTCCATCGGTATCGTGCTTGTGCCAGGCGCCGACCTGTTGCTCTGGTGTGTAAGTCAAGCCAAGCAACATGCCTGAAGTCGACACAAACCAAACCATTTGGATCGGAGCCTTGGCAAATGCCATGTCGCTGATCTCGTAGTTGTCAAACAGGTTTGCAGAACGGATGGACAAGTCATTGGTGATAAAACCGCTGGCCTGCCAGTTGTAACCCAGTTCACGCACATGGCCACCGCGTGCGCCACAGTAGACCAGGGCGTTGTTGATGATGACGGGTTGAACATTCGATGCACCAATGTACGACTGTGGTCGAACAGAAATGGTGGTCGGTGTGATCTCGTCACTGTTGAGCGATGACACGCGCCACTCAGCAGACCCGGTCAGCAACAGCAACTGGGTCAACGGGACAATATGGCGGATGGTATTGGCTTCACGAGCGGCCACCCTGAACTCGATGCGGTCGTCATCGCGAATGGGCAAGCCATAACTAAGGTTTGACTCAGTGCCTGATTTGGTCATCCAGATTTTTTGTGGCTCGTTGATGGTGCCAGCAAAACAGCGACGCTGTTCAAAGTACGAAACGGCGCCGGGGTAATTGCCTGAACTGACGAACTCGTTGTCGTATATGGGAGGAGTAACCGACAGATCTGGCGCGATGTTGTTGTCAACAATGCTTGTGCCGGTTGTGCTTCCAATGTAGCCATACAGACCCCCCAACAGTTTATAGACGCGATAACGCGATGCGCCAGCTACTGCGGACCAAGCAATTGTGTTGGTTGCGCCAGTAACAAAAATGTTGTTGGTGACTGATGCCACGCTGGATGAGACGGACTCGCCAATCTCATCGGATGTGATGGCAGTCACGACATAACTCATCGTCTCGTATGTGTCTGCGTTGGTTGAGGATGACGCAGGAATGTACCGGGTGGCAGTCACGCCAGTGGGCGCGGCAATCGGCGATCCAAAGTTGATGCTGGTCAGAGTCCAGTTGGTGACGCCCAATCGCTTGAGTTCACGCGGCGCATAGTTGGGATGCACCAGCGTCATCACATCAGCCGACTGCACATAGTGGATGTCGAACAGATCTGCTTCTGCGTATGGATTGGCGATCTCGTATGGCACGCCACCAGACAGCAGTGTGCCGCCTTGTGTGTGAAAGCGAATGTAGCCTGGGCTTAACTCAATCACCATGGTCTGCGTGGTCGAGTATGTGAACGGGATGAGCCTGGTGCGCTTGGTACTGTCTTTGACCTCGCGGACAAATGCAAAGCCTGCGCGGTTTTCTGCCGGACCTTGTGGCGTTGCAATGAAGTTTTTCATTGTGGCCGCGCCGGTCTGGTATTTCACATCATCGATGCGACCAAACATCTCTGGCGACATCTCGCCGCCAGCAAACGATCTTTGTAGTGTGCGCACATTTGGCATGCTTATCTCCCTGCAATCCAGGACACGATGTGCTCTGGCTTAATTTTGCGTGAGTTGGAATCAGATTCCATAGCTTTGCCAAGGTACAAGTTCATCAAGGTGATACACCGTTTGGCCTCTGCCGCACCCTGGTCGCCTTTGATTACAGGGCCAGCAAGCATCGATGCCAAATGCCACGACAAAGTAATCGTAAACAATGGAGAGAACTTGGTTGGATCAGTGATCTTTGCATGGTATCGAATCACGGCCTGCTTTTGATTGGTCAAAATAATTTCTGATCCATCGGCGGCTGTCTCGACTGCAAACTTCTGCGGCACATACTGGCCAGCGGCAACAGACGGTGAGTAGTTGGTGTAAAAGTCCGGGTAAGTTTCCGGTGTAAATGTCGTGCTGTAGTCGTCGCGTGCTTCTGGTGGTATCACAGCAATGATGTCAGATGCATCGTTTGGCATGGCGTATGCGTACTCCCACATTGACCAAGTGTTTTCCACTTCGGCGCCGTATGCTCGTTTTGTTGAAAAGGACCAACTGTGCATCTCGAGCAAAGTGTCTCGAGCAATTGGGTAAAAGCGTTGGCAGTGTTCTGCCTGCGCAGATCCTTCTGGCGGATCAATGCTTGCGATGGTGGCGTTGTCGCCGAGGTGCGCCAGCGCAAGGTTACAGATGTCGACAACTGATGCCATCATGGCCTCCTAAATGTAAAAAGGGGACCGTGGTTTCCCAGCGGCCCCCCGTGACTTACGGCTTCCAATTAGGAAGGATTACACGGAGCCTTCATCAGCGCCGCGCTTGGCTTTAGGTGCCCACTTCTTTGCAGAAGTTTCTACCTTGGCCTCATTGCCTTCATCATCGATGGGGACCAAAGCAGAGCCAGCAGGACCATCATAGTCGACGATCTCGCCTTCATTGCGTAGGCCATTGTTGATAAAGCAAGGTGCGGTGACGCGGTATTTAGGCATGTGTAATTCTCCTTATTAGACTACGGCAAAGCCAGACGCATAGAACTTCTTGCCGTCCTGGATATCCATAACGATATCTGCAACAACCTTGCCAGCAGTGTTAGTGCCAGACACGGTGTAGCGGGCGCCCAAGTAACGCTTACCAAGCGATGCGATTTGCGGGTTCAGACGCACGGCAACATTAGTGCCAAGAGTCAAACTAGCAGTCACGATCGCGCCGGAAGCGCCAATCACCACGACATTGCTCGACAGAGCGGCATTGTCAGCGATGATGATTTCGAAGTTGGTAGAAGTACCACCAGCGAAAGCCTCAGTCATTGCGAAGTTCATAAAAAGGTCGCCACCTTCACCCATGTCGCGAGCAATAGACAAGTCGACAGTATCGGTCGACACGGCAGTTGTGGTCACGGCTTGGTCAGTAGAGACGCGGAGCAGTTTATCGGTAATCATGATGTGTTCCTTTCAGAGTTAAGTTGATCAATTAAGAAATGGCCGCTTCGGTGTTGAGCAATGAGTCAACACAACGGAGCGGAACGCCAAGGAACGACAGCCAAGAATAAGGCATACCGAATTGGCTCAAGCCTTCGTTGATCTTCAAAACATATTGGCTCTTATCGAGGGCCGCAATTGCCATACCGGAATGCACAGTGCGGTTCATGTAGAACGCGGCACGGCCCATAGCCATGTTAGGAATACGGTACAAAGAGCGAGCCATCAACTTGATGATCGCGGTTGCGGCTGAAGCGGCTTGTGTGCCAGTTTGGGCCATTAGGTCAGACACATCGATGTTTGCGATGCGCACAACATAGCGCCAATCTTTAACGACAAGACCGTTCTTCCACTGGTAGCGAGTTGCCAAAGCCTGCATGCGAGTGCCGTCACTGTTGTAAACGGTTTGCTCGCCGAGGTCTTCGTGAACCAAGCCAGCCTTCGAACCTTTAGGGAACGGGCAGTACACAGTGTTGTCACCCCACACGACCAAATAGACCGATGTGTTATCAGAACCAGAACCACCGGCCTTCAGAATATTCTGACCGTTGGCGGCAGTGCTGTCGCTGTAGCGAGCGGCAAGGCCGAGGAACTGCTTGGGATCAACACCAGGGTTGCCGTAGAACAAAGTCGTGGCTTGAGTCTGGTTCATTGCTTCCAGGAAAGCCTGGTCTTCAGACAGGCGGAATTGAGCGGTGTTACCGTTCAACATTGCCAAGTCTTTGTCGATTTCAGAACGGGCTTCCAAAATACCGCAAGCCTCGTCAACTTGTGCAGTTGTCGATTTGCTGTTTGGAATACCTTGGTTCAGAGCACGCCAGTAAACAGTTGGCAAGCCAGTACGGATTACGACGCGTTCGCCGGTAGGCAGGTTGCCTTCCTTGAACACGCAGTCTTCCAAGATTTCATTGCTCTGCGAAAGCAGTTCTGCAACGATGGGAACTCGACCGTCCGGGTCGACGCGTTTGGCCCAATCGGCCAGGGTGAGAGAGTTGTTCGACAAAGTAGCCATGATGGACTCCTATTTAAGATTGCTGATTTGAATAAAGCGCTGATGCTAAATCGTTGAAACCCTTGGGGCCAGATTTCTGACCACCTCGAGTGCCGCCAACAAAGCGATCCTCACTGATTGCTTTGCCTGCCCTGTACATCATGCGGATCATTTCCGGATGATTGCCCAGGCCAGACTCGTTTAACAACTTGCGCAGTTCCGGCGTACCAAAAGAGTCGAGTGCTTTCTTCGCAACAACCAGGTTATCGTTGAGTTTGTCACCCCCGAATTCCTTGTCGGTGCGAGCCGATTCGGCCCATTCATTACGCGCAGTTTCCAGTGCTTGCATCTGACGCTCCAAGATCTTTGGGGCGACTTTGTCCAGCACTTTTTGCGCGGCTTCTTGCGGCAGATCCAATTCCTTGGCGATTTCCGAGAATGACTTAAGCACCTCGGGGTCGAACTCTCGGCCTTCTCCTGCGTTGAATTCGTACGCTTCCGGTGCTTTGGCCGTGGCCTTGTCACCGTTCTGATCACCTTCGGTATTGCCAGTCTTCTGGCCGTCCTGGCCAGCCTGCTGGTTCTGCGTACCGTCAGCCTGTTGCTGTGATGCCTGTTGCTCACCCCCCGTCGGTTGTGTGCTCGAGGCGTCTTGCGATGCGGTTGTGCCTTCAGTGGTCGTTGTGGCTTGATCCGTCATCAGCGATTCTGTCATTGGATTGCTCCTTTACCATTTGTGGATATAACTCAGGACACAGAGAGTGAATCATCGCTAGCATGCGATTGCCGAAGTTCCTGTTACCTTCTGCGAATGCCATTTGCATCGAGTTGGTATTGAACGACAGCCGGAACACGCCGGATTGATCCATAAGACGCCACACTACGCGACGCCCCCTCTTACTACCCATGAGCCACTTGATATCTGCCTCCTCGTTTTCGCGGGCTAGTTTTTCGCGCACATCCTTTTCGGATTTAGCACGCTCTTGCCCACGGATATCGATCGGGTCGAATTCTTTGCTCATGGCGCCAATCTAACGACTGCACATTTGGATACGGGTACCGTCATGCCGCCACTTCATTCACTGTCAGGATGATTGACGGGGTTGCTGGCCTAGCTGGTGAAGTCTGGACCCCAGTGTATTCAATGCGAACCAGTGCGTTGTCGACATACCACATGACCTGGGCATAGTCGCCAGCGGCCAACTCCATCCAAAAGTTAAGCGCTGGGACTACTCGGCCAGCGGCACCGCCGTGGCTTGCTGGAACTGTGTATGAGGTGTTGGAGTCAGGAATGTCAACGCCATTCTTGCGGCCCCATAGATCAAACGATTGTGCTTGGTTGTGGGTATTTGCCAACTGCACGCTGATCTGCCAGTTGTAGATCCCTGCACGGTCGACATAGATCTTGTTGCCATCAACGACACGAACGCCGCGCTGTATGGCCGCAGTGTTGAATGACATGGCTGTTGCGCCAGCGCCATCGGTTTGGTCGGTGGTGTCGTAAAACAAACCAATGTTTGGGGCGCGTTGGAAATAGAACTCAGACCCGTCAGGATCTTTGACGCCGACGATGTCGCCGGTCGTCTCGTCATACAGCCAGGGAGCACCCTGGTACCTTTGGCGTGCCATTATTTCTTCTCCTTGTCTTTGCCGTACAACTTGTCAGCGGCAGACTCTTTGAAGTCTTTTTTGGTGGGCGCACCCTCATCGCCAGGCTTGCGCATCCGCTCGCCAGATCCCGCCTCGATGCGTTTTCTCTTTGCATGGATATTGGCCCAAAGTCCTGGTCCTGGCATGGTCAGCCTTTC